AGAATATTGTGCTGTAGTTGCATTAAGACCTGCTTGAAATCCAACAGCTACAGATTGTGCGTTAGCTGTGTTTAAATCTTGAAAAGCTTCGTGACCAATCGCTACGTTGCCGTCACCGTTTGCTTGATCCAGAAGTTGCAACGCAGAATCACCAATCGCTATGTTGTAATGTTCACCAGCGTTTGCTGTTTCCATCGCACTGCTGCCGATAACTATGTTGGAATTATTTGCGGTAAAATTTTGACCCGCTCTGTAACCCATCAACACATTAGAATGTCCACTTGTCAGATCATAACCCGCGCTGTAGCCAAAAACACAATTGTTATCTCCTGTGACAACTCCTAAACCAGCAGCGTTATAACCAAAGACAGCATTGTCAGTTCCGCTAGTTAGATTTAATGCAGCTTGATAACCTACCGCTGTATTGTTTGCTGATGCTACGTTCTGATCTTGCAGTGCGTTATGTCCGATTGCTATACAACCACCAGCATTAGAGTTTTCTGTCCCTAATGTGTTAGTTCCAATTGCTACGTTATAATGTTCGTCTCCTGTTGCCGCGTCTAAAGAAGCGAAACCAATAGCAATATTGTGAGTGTTATTTGTTAAATTAGTTCCTGCGTCTACACCAATTAAACAGTTACTAGCACCTGAAGCCAGATCGTAACCTGCGGATTTTCCTATAACGATATTGTAAGCACCCGTAATATCACCAAGTCCACCAGCAGCATAACCTAGATAAACACCATCTGTCCCTGCTGTTAAATTTTTAGCTGCTTCAAAACCAATTGCTGTGTTGCGTCCTGTGTCAACATTCTGATCTTGTAGTGCTAAATATCCAATAGCTACATTACCCGATCCTGCGTCTTCTGTTGACAATGCACTGTCACCGATTGCTATGTTGTAATTTGCAGTAGTTATTACACCTCCTGCGGCGTAACCTAATCCAATATTTGATTCTCCTGTCGTGCTTGCGTCTAAACAATACGACCCGATAGCTACGTTTTTGTTACCAGTAGTGTTTCCACTTGAACCTAGTAATGCGTTTCTGCCAACTGCTACATTGTCATCTGCGGTTGTGCCATAATAACCAGTATTGTTACCTACATAAGTGTTAGAACTACCAGTAGTTTTGTTACCAGCAAACGCACCAATTACAGTGTTTTTATTTCCTGTTGAACAATCAGCTAATGCGCCATAACCAACAGCAACGTGTTCGTCACCATCGGTAATTGCACCACCAGCGTGTAAACCTACCGCAGTTAAATATTCTCCACTGGTTGCAGCATCTAGTGCGTAAGTTCCTACAGCAGTCGCATAATTACCTGTGTAAGCAACAAGTGCTGAACGACCAATAGCAACATTGTTATCACCACAGTTACCGTTGGCTAAAGCAGCGTGACCTAGTGCAGTGTTGTATGTGCCGTCATCTGTTGCGTTTAATGAAGCGTAACCCACCGCTGTATTTCCGTTACCAGTAGTGATTTCGTCTCCCGCATTTTTGCCGATTAATACAGACTCAGATGCAGTGTTTATCGATGTTCCAGCATAAGCACCTACTGCAACATTACTTGCTGCTGAAGTTGCGGCATCCAAACAATACGAACCTATAGCTATGTTCTGATTACCAGTAGTGTTTCCACTAGCACCAAGCAAAGCGTTACGACCAATAGCAACACAGTCGTCAGTAGTGGTAGCGTAGAAACCTGAGTTCATTCCCAGCATTACGTTTGAACTACCAAGTAAACCGTGTGCAGCGTATGAACCCATAACTGTGTTTTGCGATCCCGTTGCACAATTATACAGAGAGTTCATTCCGACAGATGTATTGCCATCGCCGCCAGTATTTGAATACTGAGAGTGTCTGCCAATTGCTGTTACATTGTCGGCACTAACAACTGCAACCGCAGCACTTGAACCCACTGCTGTATTATAGTGTCCGTCTGTATTTGCACCTAATGCGTTAGTCCCTATAGCAGTTAAAGCAACCGCAGTAGTTGCAGCATCTGCTGCTTGAAAACCTACGGCGACCGCGCTTGAACCAGTAAATTCATATAAAGCTGATTTACCAATAGCTACGTTGTTGTCAACGCAGTCTGCTTGTAATGCAGATGTCCCAATTGCAACATTGTAATGACCCGTATCTGTTGCACCCAAAGCACCGTGTCCCACGGCAGTATTTTGAACCCCCGAAGTAATTGCGTCTCCAGCAACTGATCCTACTGCTACGTTATAATCACCTGTGCAAGAAACTAATGCGTTACGACCAACAGCAGTATTTGAACTACCACAATCAGCAGCTAACGCAGACGTTCCCACAGCAGTGTTGTAATGTCCGTCAATAACAGCACCTAATGCCGCACTCCCCACAGCAACGTTTTGTGCCCCAGTGGTGCAAGCGTCTAATGCACCACTACCGACAGCAGTCGTATCACCACCAGTAAAAACCATACCAGCTTTGTAACCTACCATTGTGTTGTTTGACTCACAATCTACTGTTAATGCAGCGTGTCCCACGGCGGTGTTGTTCGAACCGTCAATACATCCGTCTAAAGTTAATGAACCCACTGAAGTGTTTGCGCTACCTGTTGTGCAAGAAGCTAACGAGTTATGACCTAAAGCAGTGTTTTCAGCACCATCAATTAAAGCACCTAAAGCGTGATCACCTACAGCAGTTAAGTTAGTCGCAGTAGTTGCAGCGTCAGCCGCATAAGCACCAACGGCAGTTGCGTCTGATCCTGTGAAAGCACCCAACGAAAAATTTCCTACTGCTGTATTATTGTCACCCGTTTCAGTATTTAAAGCAGTTAAAGCATTGTTACCTATTGCCGTATTGTTTGCAGAACCAGCGTGACTGCTATCTAACGCATCTTGTCCAAGTGCTGTGTTAGTTGTGTGACCACCTGCACCGTGTCCGATGTCTAGTGAACCAATGGTTACACCAGTTGGCATTGATACTATACCACTTTCAAGCGTTAGCGTTGTTGTTTCTGATCCAGCGGCGTAAGTTTTAAATTCTAGCTTAGAATCTTCAGTGCCATCTGTTACATCAGTTACCGTAGATAAAATTGAACTGTAGTTAATTAAACTGTCAGCACTGTTCTCACCACGAAACTGAACCATACCAAGCGCATCACTGTCTGCTGGTGAAGTTGAGTTACGATAAAGAACCAAGTCAGGTGCAGAACTTGCACCCGCATCTGCGTTCTTAATAACAAACTGGTCGCTAACGTCATCTGACTCAATTGTAACTGAACCGTTGGAACTAATTTTAAGTGCAGCGGTTGCAGCTTGCGAAGTTAATGCAGCAGCAGTATTGGCATTGTAGCCAATCCACAAATCATTGTTACCAGAATTTCCCGGCAAAAAATTCCAACCAGTATTGCCACTGCTTTTTTCTAACAGCAGTGAATCTTCCCAGTTGGTTCCACTCATTTTTACGTGAATAGGTGCTTTCGGCACTGCAGCCCCAACACCAATAAACGCTGGACCATCCTCTACTGATTCTGTGATGTATATACCATCAGCACCACCGTCAGATGGCATCCACTGCATTATCTCGCCAGAACCGTCTGACTTGATAATGGGTTCGTTTTCTAATGTAGTTCCGGCTCTTCTTAAAAAACCTGACCCGCCAGCACTTGTAAATGATGCGCTCATTGTTAACCGTTACTTATAACGACATTTGAAGTGCCGCTTGCTGTTATAAAACTGATCGTTCCAACATAACCAGCAATATTAATCATACCACCAGTCCCGTCATTAGCGACAGCACCACCAGCTAGAATGTAACTAAACCCCCCAGTGCTAGTTGTAGCTGTTGATCCTAACTTTACATGAACTGCAACAGTTCCCAAATTCTGCACCGTCAAATGGTGCGGAGAATTTGTAACCACATTAGCCGCTGTCCCACTACACGCTTGAATGGCTTGCGTTACGCTGTCGTAACTTCTGAATCTCTCGTTTTGATAACTCATTTTATAAATCCCACGCTTTCTTAATTGATTTTACTGAATGCTTTGAACGCCACTTACTTCCCATTTTAATTTCCTGGTTATAGTAACCGCGACGTATCGACTCTTTGTTCATGCCTTTTTCATCCATTGCCCCATTTGGAACACTTATTCTGCTTGGAAAATCCACGCGTTTAAAACCGTCTGGTGCGTCATCACGTTCTGTGATTGGGCGCTCCAACTCGATCACTTCCCCCGTATCAGATTGGTATTCGTAAACTGGCACTTATTAAAAATAATTGGGATGGAGCAGCACGCAAGCCACTCCACCCCATGATTAATTATACACCAGCATATCCGGTTCTGCTAAAGTACCGAATATAATAGCCGGGAGTCAGCACCTTGGCTGTGTACATAGTCTTGAAACCGACTGTTACCACTTGGTTCAACGGATCTTTTTTGTCCGGAGTGTCTACAATTTGTATAGACGGACTCATTGGACTGTCACCGCTTAACGCTGGAACACCGAACGCTTCACCACCTAAAAAGATGGAACCAAAAGCATCCCCAGTAGAACTGTAAGTGTCGTGGTTAGCATCTGACAGACCCGTCCTCCACGGATTCGTGTCTTCGATAAAACGAACACCGTAAAGCGAACCAGCTTCACCGTTGTACAATGCGCTTACGTTTGAACGTGTAGCAGCATTTAGCCAATCACTATCGCGCATTACGTCACGAAGCACTTGCGGTGCTGCGATACAAACGTAACCCCCGTTAATTTCCGGAGCGCGGTTAATCCGCAACTGAGTAACAACGTCAAGCGTGTCTGACGCGTTTAAAACATCACCAGCCGCAAGTTCTGACAATTTTGTAGCATCGTCAGCAAACAATGTGTTTTTACCCGCTGTTTCAGCGTGACTTGTCAAAGCGTCAGCACCTCCACCAGTAGTGGCGGTTGTACGCATAATGTGGTTACGAACAATGTCGTCACATTTTAACGCAGCATCTTCGCCGTTGGTTTTAGTTGCTTGAGCAAGCGAGTTTAAAAACTCGGTGTTGTTCAACACGTCAGATATGACTACAACCTGACCTATTGCTTGAAGCGTAGCCGTCACTTTTGCGAGTGACAATTGACGGACACCATCACCAGTGCTGGCGCTAGTGTTAAAAACGTCAATCGGTGCATAAGCCGTACTTGCCAAAGTTTCATCACCGCTTGTATCGGTAATGTCCTTTATCATTGTGGCATCCGGTGCGCCGTACTTGAAGAAGCTAATTTGCTTCGATCCTACTCCTTTGGGTAAAGGTGCTTTTTGGCCAAACTCCGCTTTGCGGGTGGCTTGAACTGCGTATGTAAGCAGTTGCGACTCGAAGTGTTCACGATATTGTGAACTCAAGTCGCTTGAGAGTGTCATTGCATCTGCCATAACTTAATTTCCTATTTTAATAATTTATTATACTGTACTGTACTATTGCCAATTATCATTGGTTGTCCATCTGTGCAGCTTGATCGGTAAGCATTTTAAATCGTGCTTCCGAATCCATATCCATAAAGTCTTTGCTTGCTGGACGTGGTGCTGGCTGTGAACCACTAATCGATAACTTGGACTTGTACTCTTCCAACTCTTTTTCAAGAGCTTGATTCTTGTCCCGAAAAGACTCTGCTTGAGTTGCCAATATATCCCGTGATGCGACCCATGCAGCTTTACGCGGCCCATCTGGATCACCTAACAGTTCCGGATAGTACAAAAACACTTGCTCGGTTCGTTTAAACAAATCGCTGTTTTGATCTCCTAAATCTGGATATTTCTCTCTAGCTTCTGCGTAGTTACTTCTAAAATCTTTGCTAAACTTGTCTTGTTGCAGTTTTTTTGCGCTCAGACGTTCTTGTTCTCGCAAATTATTAGCTTTCTTCTCAGCATCTGCCGCTAGATCGCTCTCACCATCTTCAAGAAATTCTTTAGCAGCTTTATCATAATCAGTTGCATTGTACCCATCTTCGTCACGAATCTCATTCGTTTCTTCCAATTGTTGTACACGCCACTTTTCTTTTTGCTGTTCAAACTCTTCTTGCTGTTTTTGAAACTGTTCCTTTTCTTCGTTAAGTGACTTCCATGAACGCATTTTGCGCTCCATGTCTTTCGCTTCCCGTGAAATATCCGGTTTCTCTTGCTCAGTCTTTTCTGTCAAAGAACCATCCTCGTCACTCGACGAAGATTCTTCTGCTTTCGGCTGTTCTGTTTCCGGCGGTGGATCAGCTTGTTTTTCTTCCTTAACCTTTTCTGGTTCCTTGTTAGGTTCCGTTTCTGGTTCCGGTGGCGCTGGAACATAACTTTCCCGCGCTTCTTCCAAGCTCTTACCACTATCAAGTGCTTTCGCAACTGCGGTAAGCTCTTCCATCGTCGTCTCTTTCTCAGCCATTTTTTTGTATGCTTATTTTCAGCGAACATCGCATACGCTGCACGCTGTAGTGTGCTTTAGTTCAGCAAAAGTCGCACAGTCTTTTACTGTAAGTTATGGACGCAAATAGTCGAAATCATCGGAAGCGTCCATGTCCGGTGATTCGGATGAAGCCATTAGCGCATCTAAAGTCGCAATCGCCCCACGAAATCCATTAGCATACCCCGCTTTCCACGCAAGCTCCCCACCACACTCAGTTGCAGTGGCATTATGTTGTAATGCAGCGTTAAGCATCCATGCTTTTAACTTTTTACCGCTTTTAGTTCGGAAAAAGTTTTGTAAAGTTTTTTCATCATCCGGCTCCCACTTGGGCTGGTTGACCCATTTGAGCGGCTTGACCATTTGCGTTAGCACCCGCTTGTGCGTCTCTTGAGTAAGCATCATCTAATTGTTTCCGGAGTTGTCGTGCAGTGTTGGGATCAACTTGCTCTAATTGCTCCAGTAAAGTGTTAATACGACTTATAAACGCTTGCTGAACTTCTGGCGGGAACTGCTGCCCCTGTTGGCTCATGCGATTAATATATTCCATTAACAACGGCAAACGTTCAGCCGGATTGTCAGCTTGATTTGGAACCGGAGTATATCCGCGCTCCATGATCGGAATGTTATGCGCTTCGTCTTCTGCTTCGTCAGCAGCTTTAAATTGCGGATCGCGTACTAATCGTTTAACTAAACTTGGATCATCCAGTTCAAGAATACTCTTATCTAATTCTATCTGATCAATCCACGGTGATTGCGACATCAATTGTTTACGCATGATAGCCCGTTGCATCAACATGCTGCGATCAACTCCATCTACACCACCTTTTGGTTCTATAGTGTAATCATCATGCAACGCATCAGCTTGCAGACTTGTCGCATCTTCCAAATACCGGAACATCAAGTTCTGCGGTGAGTATTGCAAATAAAGCTGATACGCTTGACGATATACACGGGCTAATGCCAATCGAAATATTCTGGCACGTAAATCAACACTGCGTTCCATCATTCCACCAATAGCATTAACTTCAGTAGCAGTACGTCTTTCGCTAGTGTTAATCATTTGGCCAACACCAAAATCGGGCATAGCTAAACGTTGTTCCGCGATCATGCGTGTTTGCACAATTTCTTGATCCCAACTGATTGGGGGTTGTGGCATCCCCACTGGCTGAAGTCCGTATGGTAATATCTGTCCCGGTTTAAATCTTATATTACTACTGTTTGGAATATCTCTTTCACTACGGAACATTGGCGAATTATAAAACGTAATTGAATCCGCTTTGCCGTTCATTAGCTTATTTAGATATGCTTCTTCGGGGGCAACTAATTCTGGTATCCCGCGACTGCTATACCATCCCTTATCTTTCATCTCGTAAGACGAATCAACAAACGGGGCATCTCCATGACGATATGGAAGTTTCATTACCGGACGTAAATCATGTTCCGGCATTACGGGAGAGTATGTACACACGATCCACTTTCCGTCTTCGTCGCGTTTCCAGTGTTCCCATATAATGACCATGCTATCATCGTCACTGTATGTTAACCCCTCACGCATAAATTTCTCATTATCGCGATAAGTTGAGTTAGTGTTTTCGTCGCGACCGTCTCCGCGAATCTTGTCTACAACAGAATGGTCGTAACGAGAATCACGCAAGAACGCACTTACACTCATCGGCATGACTTGAACCATCCAATCAGCTTCTTCGAGTCTAGTTGTATGATCTGGAACAATCCAATAAAGCGGATCAACTGCTTCAAACTTGCAGCTTTTATTCTTATCATCCCAAAATACTTTTATCACTGAATGACCAGTCATCAACATGTGGTCAATCCATGTCAGCGATTCTTCTTGGAAATTACTTTTCTCTTTTATGTGATAATCAAACCAACGTTCAACTGCTGTTGTTAGCGGTGCTAACTGTTGTCTCATTGGAACGAACGAACATAACGTGTCTCGCCCCGTAATCTGTTGGTAATAAAACGGTTTTAGCTTTGCTATTGCCGTGTCTATTAATGGGAAGTGTAAATCAGAAGCACCAGGAAATGGTTTATTCTTACGTCGCAACCCATCATGGCGCATTTGGTAATATAACCCCTGTCTTCTTTCCCATTTAGATCGGTCATGGATGCTATCCAAAACCACCTCAAACATATCATTTCTGCTCTCTTGCATTTCGCAATTGGTATTCCAAGTCGTTTATTGTGTGCAGCGCCTCCCGCGCCCAGCGTTTTACCGTCTGGGTAGACTTCTGCACGTCCTTAAATTCCGGTTGTTCCATCAGTTTCTTGACGTTTCCGTCAGTTAACCGTGTAACCGGATGGTCAATCGTCCGACACCCCATCGTCCAATGCAGCGTCAATAGCAGCAGCATTGTCGGAATGTATCTCAGCCGTCCGATCTGTTTTGTCGTCGTCACGTCTCTGTTGTCTGTCTCCAAACCAAGCAGCCATCATCTCGGCTACTTTTGCCAGTAAAACTAAAATCCAGTTCATATAAAGCTACAAGCGGACATGGCTACTGATTCATGCGGTCACAAACGTCCAGAGACTAAACGTAAAACCGTTGCAGCGATCTCCACTACCAACACAACACCAAGCCGCTTAACATCAGTAACCCGCATTGAACCCGCTGTCTAACTCCATGCCGACTGGTTCCATTTCACTTAACGCTTCCATGAAACTTGGTCGTGGTTCCAAATTAAGAGCGGAACCCGTGCCTCCACACGATATAGCCCCAAGCACTGCATCAGCACGGTCAGGGGATGGAAGTCCGCGACTTCGCATTTGATCTTTCGGTTCTAATTGCAACTTCCCCTTACTGTTGGGTTTGCTGCGTCGTGTTGTCATCTGCGAATGTAATAAATCATCATCGGGCAATATAATCTCACACAACTCAATCGAACGTGCTGCTTTAAACCAAATCTCTGCGCCCCTATTAGCAAAATGTCGGTCGTCAAACGCTCTTTCGCCGTTATTTACTCGATGAACACCCCATCCAGCTTCAGCTAAAGCGTCACACATCGGAATACCCAAACCTCCAGCATCTGCATAAATCTCTTCTGGCTTTAGTCCATTACGTTGAAATTCCATAATAAACCGTCCCACCGCCGCCATCGTGTCTTTTTGAGTCCAGCAAAGTAGTTTATCAATCTTGTTGCCCACACGTATCGCCAGCACGTTTTCGTCACCACCTGCCGCGAAATCACAAAACGCAGTCTTATCTTTACCAATATGTGTCGGGGGATTAGTCAAACAATGCTGCAAAGAGTTATATGGAACTACCACTGACTCTTCGCCAATGTCCATAAACTCCCCGAACACCATTGATCGGACTAACGGGTGGTCTTTACCATATCGATCAAATTGTTCATTTATCCAAGATTCGGGGATATGCGGACAATCGTATGACGTACACGTAAACGTTTCCCATAAACGCGCTTCTTTAGTAAATGCACGATAGAAAAACCCCTCCGTAGCCCCCGGCGATGACATCAATATCAATCTGCTGGGCTGACAACGACTTATTGCTTCAGCGATACCATCCGGCACAGTCTTCGCTTCGTCCACTATCATTAACAAATTAGAAGTCGGCCCCGTTCTATGCCACCCCTCGAATCTACCACCTTCACTCGTACTAAACCCAATCGCTTTACTTCCGTTCTGAAACCGAATGTCAGTAGCATTCACGACCCACCCCTCGCCACCGTTCAACCCACTCACGTACTTTCGTATATACGGAAATAACTGGTCTTTCACCTGACGGAACACACCCGCCGTCGTCACACATGTGCTTTCCGGAAATCTCATGCAATGCCACAGAACAGCACATGCAGCTATTAAACTGGTTTTTCCGGAACCATTGGCCGCTTTAAGCGCAACTTTACTTTCTTTATCATTAATTGCTTTAAGTACATCGTATTGCCACTTGTACGGTTTTATTCCCAAAAACATTTCCGGAAAGTTTTGTAACTGTGCAGCATACTCAATTAACTCCGGTGTCGGTTTAGACGTGTCTGCTTCAAGTGGCTCAAATTTCGCTTCTAAAGACTTTTTGACTTTACGGGGTCTTCCCACCTTCTTCCCGCTTTGAAACGTCGCTTTACCCCCTTCACGGGTCACCACGCGCTTCTTACGTGCGCCTACTTTAGTGTACTGTACTTCATCTCCTAACGACGCAATCTCTTCTGCCGTCCGGTTGCTAATTCTGATTCCAGTCTTCTGTTTATCGCTTTTCATATCTAATGGTTAAATGGGGGTTAAATATATATATATATATATAGTGTCGCATATTCTTACATTGACTGTCGCATATCTTTACATTGACTGTCGCATATCTTTACATTGACTGTCGCATATTCTTACATTGACTTTTCAAACTTATTCACATTGGCAAAAAATTGGGTCTGTGATTTTTGGGGGATATATAATAGATGCACCCGCCCGTGGGGGGTGGTACGTACCCCGTGTCGTGGCCAAAACCTGGTAAACGCGGGTCATGCGCGCGCGATCTAGACAGTACGGGGAGTCCAACGCAGAGTCCTACACTCACTGAATATCAATGACTTGCGTGTCTTGCGTGATACTAGCGTGAGATTCTGGTACGTTACACAGCGCAATAACAAGCTGTGGCGCAATAGTGTTGCGTTTGTTCGAGGTTTCAGCGGTTTGAGCGTCTTTGTTCCACGAAGAGCGCCTTCTTTCGAGTAAATCAACGGCAAGCTTGGGCTGTTTAGCGATTCCGTCCGTTGCTGCTTCAATCATGCGAAGTTCCCAAGCGCTTTCAATCTCTTCGAGTTTCGCCCCAAAAGTAGCATCTTTCTTTTCCCACCGTGAAAGCGTCTCACGTCCAATTCCAGCGTATTTACTAGCAGAATCGCGACTCATGCCGTTTCCAAGCGCTCTGAATATCTTGTTTTCGATGTCTTCCGTTCTCTTTGTTGGCCGTCCAGTTTTCGCCATTCAGCTACTTTCACCGAAAAGATTCGGCATGTGTAGCTACAATGTGTAAGATTTCGGCTCGCTACCACGTAACAGCTACCACATGAAAAAAGTTAAATGCTACTGGAATTTGAACAAAGCCAAGCAAGGTGAGTTTGTATTCTCCATAGTTCAAGACGGCAAAGTCATTGGCTACGCCGAGCAAATACATCTCAAAAACGCTCGCTTCCACGTTAACGACGGCGCACGCCAAAAAATAGCGGACGGCGGCAAAAAGAGTGTACACGCTTGGGTGATAGGTGAAATTGACGAAATTAATCTTTCACACGCTTTAACCCCTTCGAGTGCTTGTTTCACTCATCCGGCAATGGGTGAAGCGACTTACAACCCGCGCCGTGACAAGTGCTTCACTGACGTTAACACGGGCGCTCAAATAGACAGCAAAACCAATTTTGTAGATGTAGTGCTACGCAGTGAAAACAAGCGCGGCGCTGTTTACTATAAATAATAACCAAATAAAAAATCATGAAAAGAACCATAGAAATTAACGACACACTACAAGACACCGTTGACCAGTGTATTGAAGACACCAAAGAACTATTGCTGGACTGGCTTAAAGACAATCCAGACGTGACAGAAACACCTTGTCTTCAAAATGACTTAGACTACGACGGGCGTTTTCACGAAATAATTGACGGCAACACGCCCATTTATACTCACGAAATAGATACAATATTCTATTTACACGGGCATTTATGCGAAGACGCGTTCGAGAATTGTTTTGGGCCGGAAGCTAAAAACGACGACGGCTGGCCGTGTGGCTGGAGAGCGGCTGCTATTTATCAATATTTATATGACCAAACTTGCGAATGGTATCACGAAAACGTTGATTCAATTACAGAAGAGCAAAACAGAGCAAAATAATGGTACGCGTTCAATGTCCCAAGGGGCGTTGACTGCGAATCATTGTAAGATTTACACACTTTTAATCGTAATAGCTACCACCATGAAAAAACCGATCCACAAACAGACTGTCAAAATTGGACAGAACAAGGGGCAAAAACGTATTTGCTTATGGTCAGTCAAATTAATTGATGCGGGTTTTGAATACGGCGTGTTCGTTGAACTCACTGTGAGCAAAACTAAGCTGGTGATAACTACCAGCGAGACTAAGCAGCGCAAGAAAGTGTCTCGCGTTATGAATCACGGCAAACCATTGCCCGTTTTAGATTTACGCGGAAAGCATGTAGAGCATTTAGGGGAAGTGAACGACATGGTAAATGTAGTGATCGAACCAAACAAAATAACAATTTCTAAATAATGAACAAAAAAGAATTTATACGCGGATACATGCAAGCGGCTCTTTGGTCATCCACTTGTATTGATAGCGACGACTGTGAATACCTAGACGAAAAATACGACGAATCCGATCTGGCTAAAGAAACGCTGGAACAAATGGAAAAAGATTGTATTCAATTCATAAAAGAAAATGACGACGACTTATTTGAATATGCTGAACAAAGAAGCATACCGTTTGACGCAGACTACACCGAAAGCGATTGCGCTGGACACGATTTTTGGATAACGCGCAACGCGCTTGGCTCTGGATTTTGGGCGCGCGGTTTGAAGCGATTGGGTGACAGATTAACAAGCGCGACAGAAAAATTTCC